CTGATCCTCCGTTTCCTAACTATAGGGGCGGACCAATTCAAAGGGGGAGGATCAAGCGGATTTTTTACCATCGGCAGGCGGGGAAAAGTAATCAGTATTTTGTCGCATACCGCCGCTGGCTTCGCCATAAACTGGCCGAAAAATTCTTGGGTAATACTGGTTTGCAGCAAATGGAGCACGATAGAGCCGCCAGTGTACGCCGCTATTGCCTCGAGATTCTAGACACTCCTTCAGTTGTTGAAGAAGTAATTGATCATTATCTACATTTGTTACCTGTATTGTTGTTGAATTCTTACTAACTAAGGTAGCGTTATTGCCATCGAGTTCCCACTGACAGATACGCCTTCTGATTACTGCAAGGTCCCCACGAGGTCGAGGGCTAAATAAAAATATTGATTGTTTCATCTGTTTTCCATTGGTCTTAATGCAGGAATTCGTATTCGGCCTTCAGCTTCGCGGTTACTATTTCGTTCATGGCTGACCAATTCATCCGTTTGGAGGCAATGAAGCGTAAGCTGAGAAAGAATGGCCGTTACTAATTTTATAACAATTTGGACGCCAACTAAAAGCGCCGATAGATCTCGATTGCCAATATTAGTTCTCAACACAGCGAAACAGGCTTTGCCAACCCTCTGTAAATTTCACGATCTTACATGAAGTTAAAAAATACAATGCTGAAACTCTCGCTAAAACCACAACTATGGAAGCCAAATTTCGTTATAAAAATAAGCAAAAAAACGCGCCCCCGGCGATCAAGCCAAAGGCGCGCTTGTCTCATTTGTCTTTCTTTGCCGCCGAGAAGACCGCCGCGAAGCGTTCCGGCATGGTGTGGAATTCCTGCTTCAGCTCGCGCAATTCGGTCACAAGCCGCTTTTCCAAGTCCTTTAGGACAGCTTGGCTTGCGTAGCCTTTCGCCACTTCAAGCTTGTGTTCGTTCAATTCCCGTTTGACTGAAAGAATATAGGCAAACAGGAACCACCAAGCCCCCGCCAAAACGGACAGAATAGCGCACAAGGTCAAAACCTGTTCCCAAGTGATAGCCCCTTTCATTACCAGCACCCCCGCCGCTTTCCGTTCCGATCGTTCGCCGCTATCCGTTCCGCCCCGCTTCGATCGGCAACCACCACGGCGGCGAAGGCTTTCGGGTTAAGGCTGTTCGCCGTAAAGCCCGCGCAAGGCCCGGCATTCGGGCGGGTTTGGCATCCTGCCAGCGTCCCGAAAATACCGATTGCACAAATCAGCGTCAGACAGGCTTTGCAAAGTCGCATCGTCCCGCGTCCTTTCCTGTTCGATTGACAAGGCCGCTTCCAGGTCTTCGGCCTTGTCCTGCAATCGCGCCCGAGATCCGCCAAGCGCATAAACGGACGCGATGAACACCGCCCCCAGCAAAAGGGCCGCTAAAGCGCGGCCCGTTTTGCTGAAGAACAAGACTTTGAAAAGGGCGCTCATTCCGCCCGTTCCCGTTGCAAGAGAAGATAGCCGCCAACGGCAACCGCCATGACCAGCGACAGGGCAAAGGCCCATTGCACCGGCCCGCCCCCGGAAAGCACCGCGCCAAGCCCTGACAGCGCCCCCAAGCCTTGCGCCACGCCTTGCGGACTTGTCCAGGCGGCAACGGCGCTTGTTTCGCTGGCAGGTGCCTTGCCCCCTGCAGGCTTTGGAAGGGGAACCGCTTTAGCGGCTTCAAGTGGATCGGTTCGCGTCCGTCCGGCGCGGTAAAGGTCCAGCCCCAACGCCTGCACTTCACCAACACGCCGCCGCCAACCGTTCTTGTTGTAACGCCAGTTTTTCAGGCCCTTCAGATATGCAAGCCGGGCGGCGCTATAGCGCTTGATCAGATCGGGAAGCGCCCGCCCCTGAAGGGCACCAAGGGTTTGAACACCAACGATCCCGTCAACGGTCACTTGCAAAAGGCGCTGAAGGTGTTGCACCGCCCGGCCCGGCCCGCTGTTGACCGCAAAGTCAAACACCACATAGTCAAGACCAGCTGGAAGCCGATCACCGCGCACCGCGTCCCAATACTGCGCCTTGTATATGCGGAACGCTTCGTCTTTGGTGAGGTTGCGAACATCGGCAACCGTGACAGGACCGCCCCGCCAATCGCGCAAGGTGCCTATGGTGATTCCGTACTTTGTCGCGCCGCCCGGATCTTCGCGCCGTGGTCGGTTTGAAAACCCGCCTTCGTGTCCGATCAAATGCGGCTTGATTGCCTCAAAAGTGGATTGCATGTTTGCCCCTTCCCTTGGTTGCAGGCATAAAAAAACCGCCTTGCGGCGGTCGGTGGTAATTTTTCGGATGTTTCAGCTTTCTCGCCCCTCGCCGGAGCGTGGGAAACTTTGTAAGAAGTCAAAAAGTGCACGCAACGGCACTCGTCAGATTGCCAATGACAAAATGGAACATTTCATATGGAACTTCCTTACTTTGAATATTACCCAGATCCAGTCGGCAATGGCAGCATTGTTGAAAAGTCGGCCACATGCCCCTGTTGTCAGCAAAGACGAACCTTCATGTATGTCGGCCCAATCTACTGCATTGAAGAAGTAGAAGAAGTTTGCCCGTGGTGTATCCACGATGGGTCTGCCGCAGACAAATGGGGGGCAAACTTCAATGATATTATCCATGCTCCAAGTGGAGTGCCCGAGCATATACTTGTAACCGTAGCTTCCAGAACACCCGGTTATGTTTCTTGGCAGGACAATAAGTGGTTGTTTTCGCACAACGACGCACTTGTTTTCCGTGGAGATGTCGTCGGAAAGGATTTGATCAAGAGGAACGAAACAGCGAAGATTTCCGCATGCCGCGCGGCCTTGGCAGAGTTTAAATTCCCCGAAGATTTCGATCTGTCCAACGTGGTCTTTGGTGGGCAACCTGCAATTTATCTTTTTCAAGATAGAGCCACCGGGCAATATCATGCTTATGCGGACATGACGTAATAGTCCTTTCGTCGAGGCACAGAACGAACGCAAACACTTCCTTCGACGCCCGATTTTTAATCAAATCCGGACCTCGCTTCCCGGCTCCATGGTTCCAGGCATAAAAAAACCGCCCTTCAAGGCGGCGGCGAATTTCAAGTTGTGTTTGCCGGTCAGGCTTGCGGCACCACGGGCAAGAAATAATGTGCGGCAATCCGCACCTTGCCGCCCGTGAATGCGCCCGTGTCGCCATGCGCCGAAATCAAAAGCGGCGTATCGTTGTAAAAGGCTTGCGGCCCGATCACCCCGGCATTTGAAGAACCCGGCGCGGTTCCAAGATATCCGCCGAACTTTTCCGGTTCGCCGTTGATCCCGCAATGATACTGCCAAACGCCGGTGACGGCCTCGACGGTGCGCGTTGACACGCCGAAGACAATCGCCCGGTTTGGAATCTGGATCGTTGATTGAACGCTTGCGCCGTTCAACGTCAACAATTCTTCAGCCGTGACGATTTGGCTTTGTGCGCCGCTTGGCGTTGCCGAAACCACCGACACGCCGGGCGGCGTCCAGTCGGTGCCATTGAAGACGGCAAACGCGCCTTCGTCTTCGATATAGGCCCGCCAACCGGTGCCGGGCGAAAAGAACACCCAAGCCCCATCGCGGAAGCTGGCAAGCTTGCCTTCGTGCCCGGCAAAGTCTCCGGTTGATTGTGCCGGCACAAGATAGCGTGCGCCATTTGCCGGCCCTTGCGGCGGACTTGCCTTGCCCCGTGAGACAACCGACAGGTTGACCACCGCGTCCAGCACGGCCAAAGCCTCGTTATGGGTAATATGCTTTTGGCTTTGGCTTGCGGCGATTTCCGGCAAGTTCAGGTTCGGTGTTGTCATGGTTGATAGTCCTCTTGAGCGGACGCCCCGCGTCCATAGGTTGCCGAGATCTGGAACACGAAGAACGTGAAAGAGGTTTCCCCGGCAATGCCAAGGTCAACCACTTGATCACTTGCCGAATAGGTCACGGTTTGCGCGGCGCTGGTTAGAACCCGCTTCAGCGTCCCGTCTTTCCAGATTTCGATTTCGTAGCTTTCCAGGTCTTCGCCAAGCGGCACTTCGGCTTGTTCCCAGCCGTCGCCACCGATCCGCGTGCGCCTTATCCATGACAAGGCAACATCACCGCCTGCCAATGCTTCAGCCTTCAGGTGTACCGGTGAAAGCGGACGTTCGCCCCGGCCTGAGAATGTGATTTCGCCATAGCTTGCAAAATCATCATCCCCAACGGCCCCGTCAGCCGGTCCAACCTGCCAGTGAAGCGGAAGGCCGATCAATGCCCGATCCAATCCCGATTGCTCAATTGAGCCGTCAAGAATGACCACACGGGCACCGCTTGCGGCCCCCATTGCCTGCTCACTGCCCCGCTGTCCGCGCAAGAGCCGCGAAAGCCGGTAAGTGCGCTTTGCGATCAGGTCCGCCCGGCCATATTGCAACAATTCCCAATCGCCCGAAGCCGATTGAATGAGTGCCGCATTTCCGCCCGCCAAAACCTGTTCATCGGTGAGGCTTGCCAGTTCGCCGCCGTAAAGTTCAACGTCAACGGAATTGGTGTTGTCCCATCGATAAAGCGGCCCCGGCAAAAGGTCGGTTTTGGTTTCACCGATCACCCCGCTTGCCGCAAGGCCCGCCCGTGCCTGAAAGCCGCTTTCAGATGCACTCGACAGGAACACAAGGCCCGGCGCAAAGGGAAGCTTGAAGCCGGTCACATAGCCCTGAAACCCATTGTCACTATCGCGCAACAACGGCCCGTCAATGAAGACGCCAAGCGCCGCCGCCTGTTCCTTCTGTCCGCCGATCCCGTAGACACGCCCCAAGCTTCGCGCCGGTTCATACACCAGGCCGTCATAGCTTTTCGCTTCAATGTGCCGCCCGTTGCCGTCTTGAGCCTTCACAACGCGCAAGGTGTGCGAGCGCCCGCCGAAATCCAGCGACAGAACATCGCCGCTTTCAAGGGCAAGCGCACTTTCAGGAAGTCCGAGCGTATAGGCTTCCCGTCCTGCCCATTGTTCCTGAAGCAGGCTTTCCGCCGTCGCTTGAACCCGGTCATAATCGGCAATGATCGGCGTATCAGTGACAACCACCCGGTCATTGGTGACTTCTTCAAGAATGCCTTCACCGGTCACGCTTTCAAAGTCCCGTGACACGTCATAACAGGTCAGCCGCACCACACGCGGCAATTCCGTTTGTTGCGCACGGCGGATTGTCACCGGTTCATTCCCCCTGCCCCGGTCTAGCAAGCCTTCAGCTTTCAGGCTGAGAACCGGGAAGCGGAACCGGCGCGAACGACCAACGATCCTTCCGCCCGATTCCATCGGATCAAAGAAGAAGGACGCGCCGAGGGTTTCCACAACGCTTCGCGCACTGGTCACGTTGTCGATTATGAAACCATCTGCCACGCCGTCAAAGCCGCCTGTTTCAAAGTCAACGCCTTCAACTAGGCCGCTTCGTTCCATCATCAGCCGCGCTATTCCATCGGCAGGCGCACCGCCAAGGCGGCCCGACAACCAATGCCCGGTGTAGAAATTGGCATGATCTGCCCAGGCATCCGCATGAACCGGGAAGGACGGGAACGGGCGAACGTCCCAAGCCCACGCAAACAGATTGCCCGTGTCGATCATGCGCCCGCCGTAGACGCTGGAAACCGGGTTTTGGTTTGCGTCCTGCCAATAGGAAATCAAGGCCCGCAAATAGCGGCGCTGAATAAGATCGTCCCGCGCCCCGCTGGAAAAATGCGGAACGAAGCTTTCCGAGGATTTCGGATCATGAAACACGTTCGGTTGATTGGTGCCCTTGTCGATGGCCGGGCACCCGAATTCGGTGAACCAGATCGGCTTTCCTTCAGGCGTCCAGCTGGTTGCCCCGCTTTGGCGCACCCCGCCCGGCCTGTTGTGGTGCGGCGATTGCCACCACCCGCGAATGTCCTTTTGCCGGTAAACCCAATCTTCGCCGTGCGCGCCGTCATAGATCGGCGTCCGGTTCTGGTTTGCCCGGTCGGCATCGCTGGCATAGTACCAGTGGTAATATTCGCCGCCCTCGATGTTGCTTTGAAGATAGTCAAGATCATGGATCGACTGGAAGCGCGGCGAATGGTCAAGGTGCCCGGCTTCGTCCCGCCAATCGGACAACGGCAAATAATTATCAATGCCGATGAAATCCAACTGCGCATGTGACCAAAGCGGATCAAGGTTGAACAGCACGTCGCCCGATCCATCAGCCGGACGATAGGAATGATATTCCGACCAGTCCGCCGCATAGGTGAGCTTGGTTCCACTGCCGACGATTGCCCGCACTTCGCCTAACAAGGCAACCAGCCCGTCAACAAAGGGAAACTGGTTCGCGCTGCTTCGTATGCTGGTCATGCCGGGCATTTCCGTGCCAATTGCAAAGGCATCAACGCCCCCCGCCAGGTGCGCCACCTTGGCAAGGTGGAGAATGAAACGGCGGTAAGACCATTCGGACGGCCCCGAATAGGTCACGGTTGTTCCCGATCCGCCAAAATGCGCGGCGCTTGCGGTCCCTAAGAAAAAGGCGGCTTGCGTTGCCGCTGCCGCCGTCTTGTCAACTGTTCCCGGTTCCCCCGGTGCCGGATGGCAGGTTATGCGCCCCCGCCAAGGGTAAACCGGCTGTTCGCCCCGCCCGTATGGATCGGGCAAGCCGTTATCCTTCGGAACGTCCATCATGATGAACGGATAGAGGAACACGCGAAGGCCCCGCGCCTTCAGGTCACGAATTGCGGCAATAACGCTGGCATCATTCGGAGACCCGCCGAAAGCCGGTTTGCCGTTTACCGTGCTTACCACCGTTGCAACGTCGCGTGTGACCCCGGCAACCTGCCAGCTTATTGGAGAGGTTTCCTTATTCCGAAACTCAACGCACGGCTTGATTTGGCAAGACCCGCAGCGAAGATCATTGCCGAACCACGCAACAACCAGCATGACCGTTTTCACATTCGGGCAAACGGCCTGCATCAGGTCCAGCGAATGCCGCCAATCCGAGCCCTTGACCTTTGTATGTCGGTTATTGTCCGCCTTGGAAACGCCGCCCGTGTGATCTTGCACAAGGTCCGGCGAATAGCCAAATTCCGTTGCGCCGGGAATGAGACAAAGCCCGGTCAAGATTTCTTCTTCGTATCCAACGGCCCGCACAATCTCGAATGTGAGTTGCGGAATCCGGTTGCCGTATTTCGCCAAAGGCAATTCTTCAAAGACGATATATGCCGTGCCGCGATAAGCAGGCGCATTGCCGGTGCCTTGTTTGGCTTCAATCAATTCGTCGGGTTGTTGGGTTTCCGAGCCCTTGTAAATCCGGTGATTGATCGTTGTCAGGTCCAGTTCCTTGCCATCTGCCCAAACGCGCAACACGCCGGAAATCGGACCTTCACAGATCCCAACGGCAAAGTTGGCAAAATAGGTGTATTCGGTCGCGGTACTGGTGGCGCTTTTCCGCCCGCCCTTGCCGCCGTGCTTTTGCGTCGTCGTCGTCACGCGCTCTATCAGGTTGGTTGCCCAGATCACTTGACCCGACACCCGCGCATGACCGGCAATGATCGGAATGGCCGCGCCTTCCGCGCTCGATAGCACCTGAAGGCTTTGCAGGCGCTGCCCTTCCGAGTGTTGCCCCTTCACCCCGCGCGCGCCAAACAAATAGCTGTCCAGGATGGAACCGCCAATTGTTGCCGCCGTTGTAATTGCAGTCGCAATTAGTCCCGCCGCGCCGGTCGCGCCAATAAGCGCGGACGCCGCAGCACCCAAGATAAGAGTTGCCATGGTGGTTTTCTTTGGTTTTGAGAGTGGTTTAACGTGAACGCAAAGGACTACGCCGCATTCCGGCGACACATCCAATTTTGAAAAGGTTACTGCGATCCGGTAATTTCACGTATCAGACAACATCTACAAACTAAGGCTGCCTACAAAAGCCTGATTGACCTAAGCCTTAGTCAAAAGCTTTCCACAATTACCTCTTGTAAACTTCGCAATTACTATGAAGAATCGCAAAGAATAAAAAAATATTTAGAAATGGAAATGCGATAGATGGCATAATCACGCTATGATAATAACTTCCTCGAAACAACCCGCCACTAATACCAGACAGACTTATATTATTAGGAGCATAAAAGAAATGAAGAATTATGTATAAAATAAAAAGAAACACAAATATTAATACTTTCTTTCTATTAATTACAATAATCCTATAAGCCATTAACTTACACATAGAAAATATCATGCAAATTGAAATAATTATCAAATCTTTATAGTAGCTAACTCCAACAGTATTGTAGTATTCAGTACCTCCATTTTTTATAATTACATCTTGCGCATGATATACTATTGGAACAAATTTCCAATTCAGAACTTCTCCTGAACTAAAAAAATAATTAAAGTATATAAATATAAACAGAGCGGAAATGACTGAAACAATCAGATAGCATAAAGATATCTTACCAATTTCAAATATTAATCTATCTTTCTCTTTGCTCAAGGCATGCTGCATGGAAAAAACCCTCCCAAAACATCGAATACATAATCTCACAAGTGGTAATAGCGATTGAATCGTATGTGCATATCGGCACGACACTTTTCGCCAAATTGTCTTTACGTCATATGAATTTCTCTGCACCAGATTCGCCCACAAACCCGAACCCAGCCACTGCCCGGCGCAACCAATTGTCGTTGAGCGCCACTTCGCAGACACCGACACCCTCTTGCGCATGGATCATGTGCCCGGCATCCGACACAATGCCGCAATGTTTGGCGATAGCGTGCGGGAACATGCGGAACACGATCACGCTTCCCGGCTGAAGGTCTTTCAGGTCGCGCCGCTGCAAGTGCCGTTCCGCTGCTTCTATCAGGGTTTCCCGTGTTCCCACCTGCCCCCAATCGGGCGAATAGGGCGGCGGCGTTTCCGCGTCCCTGCCGTGGAATTCCTTCCAGACCCCGCGCACCAGCCCAAGACAATCACACCCGACACCCTTTAAAGCCGCTTGATGGTGATACGGCGTCCCGATCCAGCCCCGCGCCAGTTCGACAACGCGGGCACCTTCATTGCTTTGACCAAATGTCATTGTCGAAGATTGAGAGTTTCGCGGTTGGTGAGCCGTCATTTTCCTGTTCCCCCTGCCGTGCATAGCCCATGACAAAATCATTGCCGGGCATGTGCGGAAATCCGCGAAAGTTCGCGCCATTGTTGAACTTGACCTTGCAGGCCCCGAACGTATGCGGGCACCCGGCGCGAACGGTGAAGGCATCGCCCGGCGTGATCGGATTGACAGGTTCGCGCCAAAGCGTGAGCTCAACCGTCCCGCCTTGGCTTTTATGCACCTTGACCTTGATTTTCTGCCCCGCGTTGCCGCCCGTCTCCCAGGTCAGGACGCCCCGCGAAAACCGATCATGCGGAAAGGCGCTCAAACCGTCCGCCTGAAACGTCCGCCCGCTGGCAGTGGCAACGGTGCCCGTGCCTTTGTTGTCCGGCGCGTTGAGGTTCACCCCGCACCGGGCATCACCAAGCGCGGCGTCACAGCCATATTGAAAGGTTCGCCCGATGGTTTGTTGAAGCTTGTGCGCAAGGCCGCGAAATTCCGCCTGAAAGGCAATCGCCCCGCGTGTCACTTCGCCAATATTGCCGCGCTTGATAACGGCCCGCTCGTGTACGTTCTGCCAGTTCACCCGATAAAGGGTAATGGCCGCATCATCATAAAGCCCGGACGCAATATCGGATTCGGTGATCGCGTCCGAGGAAAGCGCGCCTTCAACGTCCATATTGTCAACGGAAAGACCAAGCGAACTTTCAATTTCCGTTCCCGAAAATCCGCTTGCCGCCTCAAAGGTCACGCCGTCAAAGATCAAGGCCCGGTCATGATCGGTAAAACCGAAAATGAGCCCGTCTTGCCGGGTAACCTGCCAACACCAGCAAAGCGACGTTGCAGGCCCGGCAATGTGCCCGGCAAAGCCGGTTTCAAACTGCCTCATAAGAGAACCTCAAGTATCGGAATGTTCGGGATTTCGCCTATCTTGTGATCAATCATCGTTACGTCGATTTGATCCGTATCGAAGCGAGCGGGAACGTCGAATTCAAAGCCTGCCGACACGTTCAGGCCAAAGCCCGGCGCTTGCGCGAAGATCACCAGCCCGCTTGCATGATCGACAGTGAACCCGCCGCCCTGTTCGGTGCCGCCAAGGGCAACGCGCACGGTGCCGGGCACCGGCTTTGTGATGTCCCGCGAATACGGGTTGAACGCGCCGCCATAGGTTTTGACAAGCTGGAAGGCGGTTTTTGCCCCGTCACCAACGCCTAAAGGCTGGTCGGTTGCGCTTGGGTCTTCAGACGGCAAACAGGACTTGTAGTCGCTCCAATCCTTCCAGCGAAAGGCGGTCAGGCGTCCGCGCCGTTCTTCGAAAAACGAGATCACCTGATTCAGTTCATCAAGCGTCCGCACCCCGTACCCGGCATTGTAGCGCCGCCGCGAGCCTGCCCATTGGCTGTTCCTTTGTTCCTTGCCGGACGCAAGGGCAACAACAGTTGTCTTGCGTTCCGGCCCGCCCTTGCATCCGAGCGAGATCCGCGCCGGAAACTGCACGTCATGGAAGTTGTCAGGCATCAACGCCCCCTTTGTCCGCGTCCTAGCGCGTCAACCAATTGCCCGGTTATCTGGGTTTCCGACCGGCGAAAGCTTTCCGCGTCTTGCGTGTAAACCGTCATGTAGACGATTGGTCGCTCGCCACCCTTGCCGCCGAAGGAATCGCGGTTAGACACCACCTTTGCAGGCCCGGTGACTATTTCCGGCCCCGCTTCCCCGGCAATGCCCCATTGCCCCGCGCCAAGCGTTCCCCCGTCCGCATACATGCCCGCAAAGGCATCCGCCAAGGTTGACCCGACACCGCCGCCAAATCCGCCCCCAAAGCCCTTGAACAGTTTGGGCAACAACCCGCCGCCCCCCATGATCCCGGCAAGCGGCCCCTGACCCAATAGCGCCGCCTGAAGCGCGGCTTCTGCCAGCGTTGCGGCAAGGCGTCCGGCCGCGTTGTCGGCAAATCCGAGCTGCTGCACAAAGCTTCCGATCTGACTTGAAGCAATGCCGCCGAAATACCCCGTGACCTCATTCAGGCGGCTTTGGGCTTCGTTCTGGTTCTGGATTTGATCAATGAGCGCGGCGATTGCCCGCCCCTGTTCGCTGGTCGCATCAACGCCCGCCATCTTGAGCGCATTGACCTTGCGTTGTTCCAGAGCGGACAAACCCAAAATCGAAGCTTCTTCGCGAAGCTGGTTTAGTATCCGGTCGGTTTGCGAAATCTGGTCCAGCCGCGCACGGTTTGACGCCGCCCGGCTTGCGCCTCCGCCCTTCCCGCCGTCTTCGCCGCCCTTGGTTGGAATGATGGTTTCAGCGATCTTGCCGCGCTTGCCCCCGCGCCCTAACGGCCCGGACGTGCCAAAGGCATCCGCCGCCCGTTCGCGCATGATCCCGGCAAGCCTTGCGTCTACGGCTTCCAGCCGGTTGCGCATGGCGTCGATTTCAGCTTGTGAGCCGGACCGCTCAAGAAAGGACAATTGCCGGGAAAGGGATTGCCGCTCACTGGTCAGACCCTTTTGCAGATCCTTCAAGCTGGCATCGACCGGCGTTTTCAGAAAAACGTCGTCCATCAAGGCCGCAACGGACAACACCGCCCGTTTGCCGGAAAGCTCAAAGGTCCGCCAAAGCCGGGCGAACTTGTCGTCAATTTCTTCAGCCCGCCGTTGAAGTTCTTCTTCAAGGTAACCGCCCGTTTTGACGATTTCGCCTTGCATCCGGTTAAGACCAAGCGAGCCGTTGCGAAGGGCAAGGACGAATTCAGCGCCCGACCGTCCGAAGGCTTCATTTGCAAGCGATAGTTTTTCCTGTTCGCTTCCCGCCCGCTTGATCAAGTCCGCATAGTCACGCAAAAGCGCCATGATAGGCCGCATCTGGCCATCAGCGCCGCGAAGGGCAACGCCATTGGCTTCCAGAATGTCCGCCAATTGCCCGCCCTTGCTTTCCGCTTCTGCCAGGCGCTTGGAAAACTGCAACAATGAAGCTTCCGTTTTGCCAACCTCGACACCGGCAAGGCTGAAGCCGAAAGAAAGTTCCTGCAATTCGTTGGTTGTGAGCCCGATCAAATCCGCCGTTTTGGCGAAAGTGGACGCTTCAGCAATCACGCCCCGGATCAGGGTAGGAAGCTGGATCAGTTCAGCCGAAAGAATGCCAACCCCAAGCCCCGCCGCAAAGCTCTTGCGAAGGCTGTTAACGTCATTCCGCACTTGCTGGAATGCCGCCCGTGACTGGTTGTTTCCCTTAATGGTGAATTCCATTGCCCGCGCATTCATTCGCTTGCCTCCGCCCGGATTTGATAAAAGACGTACCATTCAAGAAGTTCGGCTTCCGGCCAGTGTTCCAGGTCGGAAACCCGCATTTTCAGCCGATCCGCAAGCGCAAACAGGAACAACCGCCCCGGATCGGACCTTAGTTTTTTTCAATCGCCTTCTTGTCGGCAGGAAGCGCAATCGCCATGGCAATCCGGCCCGTGATTGCGCCATCACACGCCGTCAACAATTCGTGCCGGTCACCTTCGGCAAACAGGCGGTTGCCGTGTTCGTCCAGCGCCTTCAGGATCACCACGTCAACGGCGCATTCGGCATCAAAAAAGCCGCCGTTTTCGCCGTAGACCGCCTTACGCTCAAACGGCGTCATTGGGTTGTAAAAGATCTTGAACGGTGCGCCTTCAGCGCCCCATTCGGGAACGTCAATAACCGCCATTTTGTTGCGCTCGTAATGCGCCTTTACCCGGTCAATCGCTTTCATCGTGGTTCCTTTTTCTTGCCACCAGAACGCAAAAGGGCCACTCACTAGCGGCCCCTTTGCGTATCTTCAGATTTGGTGAGGTTCGGCGTTATGCCTTGATCGGTGTTGTCAGTTCGCCTTTGCCGAGAAAATCAAAGGACATTGCCACCGTGTCATTCTTGTTCTGACTTCGGCCTATATTGGTAATCGTCGCCTGCCCCGAATAGTATTCCTTACCCGTGGCGTCGCCGTCGCCGTAAAGGTGAAGGTTGACCAGATCCCCGACCGCCAAGGCCGCTTGCCCCGGATCACCGGGCACCCGGTAGGCATTGATTGACCCGCTCCACTTCTTCGCCGCGCCGGTTGAATGATCTTCCCACGCATCCCCCATGCCGGTTGCGTCCGAAGTCGGAACTTCGATTTGCAAGCTGAAGTCCTGCACCTTGGCAATCTTCACCGCACCAACGGCGATTGATCCCGCGCTACCGTGTACCGCTGTCATTAGCTGTTTCCTTTCAATTGTTAGATAATCACCCCCGCCCGGAGCATGATGCCGAAAAGTGCCTGGCGGTTTTCGGATAACATCATGCTCCAACCTATAAAGATCGATCACGTTTCATGACTGCGGGCCGGTTCGGCCAACAGTCATCGTGATCTAGTGCGGGTTACCTTCCGGCCCGATCACTAGGACGGAATAGGTCAGGGTAAGGACGCCCGAACGCCGGTTGTTTTCACCGTCGCCAAGTTCAAGCGCCGTTTGTGTCAACGTGCTATCTATCGCGAGCCCGTCAAAGGTCCGGTTCTGGAACAGGACTGTTTCAACTTCCGCCGCGATTGCGTCCAACGTGTCGTCAAAATCGCGGCCCCGCGCTTGCGCTTCTACAGTGAGTTCAATGCGGCGCTGCAAATCCCTGTCATCATCGCCAAGGGAATCCGTGTCTGAAGCTTCGCGAAGCGTGTAGACCAAAAGGCACGGCGGCTTGTCCCGGTCAGTCGGATAGGTCCGCATTGAATAACAACGGTTGCCGGTTGTCGGCAGGTTCGAAAGCAGATTGACCGCCTTGTCCCGTATCCGTTGGCGTATATGTGTCATGGTTCCGCCCGCTCCAATGTGACGACCGAAACGCCTTCGCCGTCCGGTTCTGGTTCATGGGCAACCAGATATTCAGCGCCCTTGATTGTGAGAATTGCACCTTCCCCAAATCCAACGGGAAGCGCGGACGTTGGAACGGTCACGCTTGGCGCACTTGCCAGAAACCCGGCTGCGCCTAGTTCGCTTGTGCTGGTTGGATTGTCGAAGATTGCGACCAGATCCCCCGTTTCGCCGGTCGGCAACTGGCCGGTATTCCTGATCCTCCCCCTTTGAATTGGTCCGCCCCTATAGTTAGGAAACGGAGGATCAGA